CTGCCGGTAGTTTACCAAATATTAGAGCAAATCCTGCTCCAAATCTAAAACCAGACTTAACTAAGCTGATCCAAAAATGCCAATTTGTATGTGATTCTTTTTCTTGCATAACTTATTTTTAAAATTTATTGAACACTACCTGTACCCATATAGGCCCAGTTTCGGCCGGTTAAATCTCCTCTCCAAACTCTACTTATTGTAGATGAAGGTTGAGCAACACTTGTTGCATTGTAAGGACCTGCGTTACCTACGACATTAGATTTAGCTCTTGTTTCAAGCCATTGGTAAGTACTGTCTCTATAAAAATTAGCTAGCCATGATTTTGGAGTAGTAACAGCTTGATACGTACCTCCATATATTAAAAGTTTAATAAAGTTTTTGCTCCCATCGCTACTTCCTGTTGTATAATAAACATTTTGTATATCTCCGTCTGACATTACTGTGCCAGGCTGTAACCAGTTATCTGCAGGATTTGCAGCCATTGTAGCAGGAGTTGCAGTAGTTGGTCCAGCTAATATATCACCTGCGCCAGAAGTCAATGTAAAGTAACCGTTCGTACTTACAAACAAATTTATAGATGATTGATTGTTAGTCGACATTGAAACCGGTAGTTTTATAGCTACGAGTGTATATCCGTCATCATAATTGGTAAATCCTCCGCTATATAAAGTATAACTCCCTGAGGTTGGCCAACTTAGCAACGTTGTAGAGTTGTACGTATAAGTAGGTCCGGTAGACAAAGCTGTAGTGAATCTACCTTGATTACTATTGTTTACTAATGTAAAACTTCCTCCTACTCCTGTATTTGATATCGTTAATGGCATTCTTATAAATAGTTCTAGCCTCTTTGTTTATCTCCTTGCCATTGTCCGTTGTATAGATTCTCTTGATCTACTTCTTCACACTTATGGAAATATATCTGAGCTACTCTAGCATCTTCTTCGATGAAAATAGCCTCATTCACTCTCATTACGCATCCCATAAACTCAGTTTCAAATCCTGGATCGAATACCGATGAGTGAATAATAGTACCGTTTCTTAATAGAGAAGATCTCTGTCTAATTAAACCTACGTAATCAGAAGGTAATTTACATCCTTCCCAGAAAGTAATCTCATAGGTACCAGGATATAACAACCATCCCATACTACCATCTAACTGCACCTTTTGAGTAACAGTGTAATCTGCTAGATTAGTTTTATCCTTTAATACTACCCCAATTTTATCTTGAGGGTTTTGTCTAATTTGCTTAACTGTTTGTAAAGATAAATCATAGCCTACTTGAGCTTTCTTACCTTTAGATTGCTCTAACTTAAGCAATCCTTTTTCTACTATTTGATCTGCATTTAACATAACTAATTACCGTATTTTTTTTGTTTATATACTGCGTTTAATACTTCTTTTCTCTTCTTTATAGAAGGTTTAGTGAAAGTTTGTCTATCACGTAACTCTTGAACGATACCTATTTTATTATGCTTTTGTTTATACACCTTCAAGGCATGTTCAATACTTTTGTACTTTTGTAAATCGATTATAATCATTTCTTTTTCTTTGTATATGGGAATAGTTTATTTAAAAGTGTTTTTCTTCTAGTACAACCGCAATCCTCATAACCTAACATGTGAGCAATCTTTTCTGCTAACTTGTCAATATAGAAAAACTTCGTAATCTTAGCGATAGTATCGCCTAGTCCTTGTGATTTCATTACTTACGTGGATATCCTTTTACAAATTCATAAAACTCTAATCTAGCTGAATCTTCATCTAAGAAGCATCCTGTTAATTTAGAGGTTTTCATGCTAGCACCTTGATGCTTAACTCCTCTACAACTTACACAGTTGTGAGTAGCTTCAATCATTACTGCAACACCAATATTACCTTCACAAATTTGATTTACTGCATTGTGAATAGCTACAGTCAATTGCTCTTGAATAGCACCTCTTCTACTAAAATGCTCTACAATACGATTCAGCTTACTTAAACCTACTACTCTACCTTCTAAAGTAGGTACATAAGCAATATGACATAAGCCGTTAATAGTCTGATGATGATGAGAGCACATACTCGTAATAGGGATACCTCCTTCGAATACTACGCCATCATAACCGTCAGAAGGAAACGAAGTAACAGAACTTAATCCTTCATATCTACCTTTCCATAAATCGTTTACATAAGCCTTAGCTACTCTTCTTGGAGTATTAGAACTATTAGGATCATTCTCCCAATCTACGCCTAATGCAGTTAAAAACTTACCGTAATGTATAGTAGCTTCTTCGATGATAGCTAACTTCTGCTCATCAGTCAAAGCATGTTGACCGTTCTTAATAGCATCTCTTAAGTAAGTACTAATACCGTTAGCAAATCCTGGTTGAGCTAATTCTAACGCTTCAATGTCTATGTTTTTGTCTCTATTCATATTGTATATTATAAGTATTTTGAAATTTGGTCTAAACGCTCTTGAACTGTACCTGTTAAAGTTACGACTTTTTCTGCAGGGATATGCTTTTTAATAAAATCTTGTATAATTTCGTCAATCTTAACCTGTAACTCATAACTCAATCTATCTGGATCTCCCTGTTCAAATGTAAATTCAATAGGAATATAGAAAAAGTATTCTACTTGATCTTTAGTTTCTTCAAACAGAGTAATTAAGTCTTCAATATCTAACTCTGGAGATAAAATCTGAGAGTAAATAATACAATCTACAATACTTCTTGTACTAATTACATTTTTATGAGTTAGGTAGTTTTCATAAGCCCATGCAGATAACTCGTTAATCGCATACTGCTTTTCGTTATTAGTTAATTCTAACGTTCTACCAATCTTTAATACAGGACGAGAAAATCCGTCTGTAACGTAATAATCAGGGAATCTGGTAGATACCTCTTTTAATAAGGTAGTCTTACCAGTTCCATGAGATCCTATTAATATTTTCATGTGTCTATTTTGTTAAAAATAAGGACTTATCTTCAGATAGCCAACCTTTAAAGAATATTTCCCAAGATCTAAGGGAAGTTTCTCGTAGTAACGCATAAGCTTCGTCTATAGTATAAGCACTATTTACGACCATTTCAGCAGCTACAACTTCTCCGGAATCTAATTCTGGAATTACTTTATGAACTACTGATCCGCAGTAAGGATAATTCTTTTGGTTTCCAGCAATATCCTCTTGCTTATTGAATCCTTTTAGTTCTGGGTATAAAGTAATTAGTCCTGGATGCCCGTTATAGACTTCACCTTCCATATACGGAAATAGTTCTTCTGGAAGTATTCGTAAGTAACCGTGTAAAGTAATTAACTTTTTAAGGTTGATTCTTGAACGTAGATAGTTGATTAACTCAGGTTTTCGAGGTATAACGTATATTTCAACGTTATTCTCCCCAAAAATCTCCATGTTTCTCGGCGATATCTTTGTAATGTTATTAGTTACTATCAAACTAGGGAGAATCCCGAGCTTTTCACTAATAGCTACTACTTCAGAACCTGTCTGAGATATAAGTACTCCCCAATTATCTAATACTTTCATTATTGACCCATTGCTTTTTTAGTGTAATAACCTGTATCGATTAATTCTTTCGGAATTAAATACTCTTTAGAAGCACGAACAGGGTTAATATCTAACGAACCACGTCTTGCATACAATAACATTACTACGCAATCCTCTACATCCGGATGACTCATAATAGCTTTAAATAACTTTTCACTACAGAATTCATGAAACTCATTTACTTCACGTAATGAAATTACTTCTTTAAGTAAAGACTGTAAATCTACAGTACCTGTTTTAGTAACGATACGGAAATAAGCAGCTCCTGTATCTTTTTGCTTTGTATGTCTACATCTTGATCTTAACAAATTAGTCATTACAAACAAATCTTCTCCTTTCTCTCCTGGAATTACCTTAAAGTGAGGTTCTTTAGATGCATAATCAGTAATCTCCATAGCTTCTAAATCTTTGTTACCAATTAAACGTAGCATATCAAGGTAGAATGCTCCTGGATCGCCTTCGTACATCTTTTCTTCTCCTTGTCTAAAGAAAGCTACTTTAGCTTCTGCACCAATGCATGCACTGATATCTTTAGCTACTTGTTTTTCGTAGTTATCAATAGCTTCTTGAATAGTAGCTCCCATCTTACACATATCAAATGTGTTTAAGTATAACTTAAAAGATTTAGATTCTACCATAAATTCAGAACTAGCAGGACATACGATTTTTAACGTACCTGCCATAGGTAAACCGTTATCTAATAAGAAAGTTGCTTCATGGCAATGCCATGTATCATAACCTACGAATTCGTCTCCTGTAATACCCCAGTCTTGACGTGCAAGAATACGTGGCATTGGATTTAATTGACTTGGATCAAATTGATCTGTATAGACTGCATAGGAGTTAGCTGATCCTAACGTTTTTGCAGCTGCATCTGACATGTTATTTACTGACATAGCTTCTGAATGTTTTTATATTTTTAAAAATAAGGTCTATTTGTTCTTGAGACAACTCAATATCTAAATTATCTGCTAATTTAGCCTTTGGTTTCGGTTCTACTAAACCGTGAGGTCCTAATTCATTTCCTACCCAACCGTTAATAACTGGAGAACTAGTATCTAACGAATAGATGAGTCCTTTTAATGGAGTAGTTAAGGAATTAATTAAGATAAACTCTACCGGATTTTGACATCCTAGTAAGTGGAATTTAGGTTTACCGATTCCCATATTAAATCTATTTGCATACCACCAGTTTAAAAATCTAAATCTTACTGTTACGTAATCTGATTTTTCAACTAAATCGAAAGGTAATGCAATAATGTCTACTTTTTCGGTTAAGTAGTAATCTATACAATCTGCAATTTGCTCGAAAGTATCTCCTTGACAAACACCAATATACTTCTGTCCTTCTACTTTAAAATTAGCTAAGTAGTTTTTAGCATTATCTAAAGTTTGAGTATAATCGTTTACTACATCAGGAAGTACAAGATGGGTAGGGTTATATTCCTTACCCAGCTCGTATAGTTCTTCCATTGGTATAGATTTGCCTAATTCGAATGCTGAATTATCTAATATAGAGTATTCGGCTGTTTTAAGCTTTTCTTTATAAAAGTCAGCATATTCTGTATCCAAGCTTAATAAATGACCTAGTACATAAGGGTAATCACTTACTTCGTCATGACGGTCAAATAACGCTTTCGGTATTTCATGTGAAATTAAAGGCATAAATTATTTTTTATATTCTGATAAAACTCTTTCTACTTGATTCTTTGCAAATTGCCAGCTAACAGGACCTGTTTCGTCAGCATATTCTACTGGATCAGGACGTCCTAACTTAATAAACGCTTCGATACGTTCTACTGATGCAGCTGATTTATAATCAGAATACCAAGTATCTACTAATGTTACTTGTTCATCGCCGTAGGTGTTACCTTCATCATCTGTTTTAAACCATCTATGTGTAGTAGTAATTTTAATTGGCTTATAAGACGTGTTTGTACGCTTATACACTTCATCAAAATCTAAACCTAATGTTTCACAACATTTTAAACCGTCCTCTAAGATCTCAAACTTAGTAACGTTTAAATAAGGAGTAGTAACAGTTACTAATTCTGAATCCCAGTTACCTACTTTGAATGCTTCGAAATCAGCATCTCTAAATTCTTGTCTACAGTCAGGATAAATTGCATGGTCTCCTGCATGAATACCCATTGCAATCTCTACCGGTTGACCTACAGTACAATCATCCCCGATATTCTTAGTGGCAATAGACAATGCTACTGCTTGAATCAAAGAAGCAAATATTTTATTACGATTAGGTACAACTGTTTCTTTCATATTATCTTGCTCGTAGTGTCCTTCTGGTACATCTTTACCGCCTGATACTAGAGCTGAATTTAATAACTGTTGTAAACCGTCTAATTTAATAACTTGGTGAGTTACTGGTTGATTATTTTCTTTTAAGTACTCAACTAATGACTTAGCACGCTCTAATTCTATTTTGTGCTTTTGTCCGTAATCAAAACCTAATGCTGTTACTTCATAGCCATTAGCTAACAGGTGTAACAAAAGAGATGAAGAATCCATCCCGCCTGATAATGATAAAACTGCTTGTTTTTTCATGTTTATAAATTATTGAATTTAGAGCGTATTATTTTGTGAATCGATTAGCTCTATAACCGAGTTATTTTTTATCTTGCTTGTTAGCAATATCTTTTTGAATCGAAATTAACTCTTTAGACACGCTTCCTACTAGAGTACCTAGCTGTGCCCAGATATCATCACAT